ATTCGCGACGCGGAAGACCCGGAAAACGATGCTTATCGCTATTGGCTGAACCGTCCCCGCGCCGCGGCCTCCCACTGGCTCTCACCCGACGCGATCAACGCCGTGCTCGGCGAGGTGGCCACCGAGAGTGGCATGCCGATCGGAGTCGGTTTCGACGGCTCGGAGAACGACGACCACACCGCCCTCATGGGCTGCACCGAGGATGGCGACCTCTTCACGATCGGTATCTGGACCCCGCAAGGCGAGGATCTCGGTTGGCGCGAAGAGGTCATGGACGCAGTCGCCTGGACCTTCGAGCAGTTCGACGTTGTTCGGTTCAACGGGGACCCAGCTTGGTGGCAGGAGGAGATGGGAAAGTGGGCTGCGGCTCACGGGTCTCCGCCCGTCGTGGAGTTCTGGACCGGCGGTCGGTCCGAGGGCAAGATGGGAATCGCGACGGGCGCGCTGCGGACCGCGATCCGGCAGGAGACGCTCCGCGTCGATCCCTGCCCCTTGAGGACCGATGAGATCGAGGTCGACGGCCGCACCCTTCTCAAGTGGCACTTCGAAAACGCACGGACCCGCAAGATCCGCGTCAAGGTCGATCCCGAAGGCGACCCAGAGGACGCCTACCTGGTGCGCAAGGAGCGCAAGGGGTCACCACTGAAGATTGATGGGGTTACCTCCGCCGTTCTGGCGAGGCGGGCGAGGGACGACGCGCTGAAGCTAGGCGAGTTCGAGAACCGCAACCCGAACTACTCCACCGCGGCATGGCAGGACGGTGTGGCGCCTTCCCGCGGCGGCGCACGAAGCCGCGCGAGCTATCTGCCCTGCCGCGGCTGTCAGAAGCCGATCCACCCCAGCCTGCACGAGCCAGGCGCCGCCAACGAAGGGTTTTGCACCAAATGCTTAGCGAGGAGGTGACGCATGGCTGAAGCGACCGATGCGACGATTCCCAATGAAGTCCGCAGCCAGCTCAAGACACTTCTAGCGGAGCTAGAACGGCGAGCGCAGCTTCACCAGAAACTCGACTGCTCCTACGAGGGTGACGCCCCGATCCCCGAGGCGATCGTGCGGGCGCGGGTCACGAAGAGCTACAGACACCTGATGCCGATCTCCGGCGCCCCCTGGGGGAGCCTGGTTGTCGACTCGACCCAGGACCGCCTCGAGGTTTCGGGCATTCGCTCAGAAGACAAGCACGCAGACGAACTCGCATGGCGTCTGTGGCAGGAAAACTTCATGGACGACGAAGGGTCGCTTGCTCACCAGGAGGCCCTGATTGACGGCCGAGCCTTCGCGCTGGTCTGGCGTGAGCCCGGGTCCTCGATCCCGGAAGTATCGATCGATAACTCGGCCACCATGGCGGTGATGTACCGGGAGGGCTCCCGCCGGGAGCGGATCGCCGCGCTTCGATGGTGGGTTGAGGACGATGGCAAACAGGCGCTGACCCTCTACACGAAGGACTACGTCTGGAAGTTCGTCGAACCGCGCACCGGTGGACAGGACCGTGGCCGCATCCGTGCTGGCGACCGTTGGTGGGAGAGGCGGGAAACCCGCGATGAGCCTTGGCCCCTTCGCAACCCCTATGGAGTCATTCCGGGAGTCGAACTCGCTGTAAATCGGCGCGTGAAACAGGGAATCTTTCCGCTCGCCCGCGGGGAGTACGCTCACTGCCTCGGACTAATCGACCGGATCGAACTGCTGACGTTCCTGGGACTCGTCGTCGCCTTCTGGATGGGTTTCCCACTGCGGGGAATCATCGGCGAAAAGCTGCTGAAAGATGACGACGGGAACCCGATTCCGCCGTTTGACGCTCACGCGTCCGGAATTGCGGTTCTTGAGAATCCCAATGCGAAACCGTTCGAGTACGAAGCCGCAGATCGCAAGAACCTCTCGATCTTCGCCGAGCTCGACCAGCTCTCCTCGATTACGAAGACGCCGCGGCACTACTTTCCGACCGACAAAGCCTTTTCCAACATCTCCGCTGACGCGATTCGCGCTTCCGAGGGCGGTCTTCACGCCAAGGTGACCAAGCACAAGCGGTCGCTCGGTCGAGGCAACTGGGAGATCATGCGGCTTCTCGCTCTCATGTCGGATGAGGAGCTTTCGCTCCCAGCGCGCGCCACGGTGGAGTGGCAAGACCACGAGTCTCGCTCGATGGCCGAGCGCGCCGATGCCGCGACGAAGCTCGCATCGATCGGTATCCCGGTGCCGATGGTCGCCGAGCGCTACCTCAACTTCTCGCAGAGCGATGTCGGTCGACTCGAAGGCCTGCTAGCTAACTCGGTGTTCCGTGACCTGTCTGAAGCTGCGATCTCGGCCGCGAAAGAGGAAGCCGTTGCGGCACGGCTGCAGCAGGAGGCGGCAATACCCGCGGAGGACTGATGAACCCGCTGCTGCTCATCCTTGCTCTAGCTGCCCTAAGACGCAGCTCGAGTGCGGCGCTCGGCCAGATCTGGCGCGCTCTCCCAAGCTATGACCGGGCAGACGTTGACCAGTGGCTCTCGGAAGCTCTGCCCCTGGTTGACGGAGCGCGGCGCCACTCCGCCGCGCTCACCAACGCCTACATCGCCTCGGCCATGGAGCGCGGTCCGTTCGAGCTCGACGTCGATGCGCTGATCGGAAACGCGCTGCGTAATGGCGCGAAGTCGGCGGAGGTGTACGAACGGGCGTTTGTGACCGTCTGGACGGCTTTGGGGGACGAGGGCAACTGGGAGCAGGCGACTGCACAGGGCCTTGACCGGGCGACGAGCGCGATTGAGACGGATGTCCAGCTTTCGATGCGCGCAGCGGCAGAAGCTATCGATATTGCTGACCCGACTCTCTACGGGTACCGACGCGTGGCCAACCCGACTGCCTGCACGTTCTGCCGTGAAGTCGATGGCGCCTACGTGAAGGGAAGCGACGGGTTCGTTCTTGCCCTACACAACCATTGTGGCTGCGGAATCCAGCCGCTCAAAGAGCCGCATTCGGGGGCAGCGAAACTGCCAGACGGGACAGAGGTCCGCCCGTTCCAGACCGGCGCGCTCAACGAAAACGTCGCTGTTCAAGTTCACGGGGAGCTGGGGCCGGTCTTAGTGGACCCGACACAACACTTCACTCCCGAATCTGCTTTGCACTAATCCGGCACCGCAGGGTGCCCTACCGAAGGAGCCGCATGGCTAAGTTCCTCGAGCGCTTTCGGGCGCTCCTTGCAGTCCTGTTCAACCGTCCGCTGCGCGTGAAGTTTGGCGCCGCTGGTGAAGCGCACTTCCATCCTGCCGCAGGGCGGGTCTTGCCGATCATCGCTGGTGCTGATGGTGATGGGGAGGGCGGTGATGGAGAGGGCTCCGGCGAGGGTTCAGGTGGCGACGGGGATGGTGAGTCCGGAGACGGTGATGGTTCCGGAGAGGGCGACGGAGAGCCAGGCAAAGAGGGCGACGGTAAGGACTGGCGTGAGGAACTTCGCCGGTACGAACGCAATGCCAAGAAGCGGGGCGAAAAGAAGGACAAGGAGATTGAGGGCCTTCGCGACAAGCTCCAGAAAAAAGAGGACGCCGAAAAGTCCGAGCATGAGAAAGCTCTTGAGAGCGCCCGTAAAGAGGCCCGCAACGAGGCCTTGACCGAGTCTGAGAAGGAGCGACGGGCCGACCGCTTGGAGAGCACTGTAGTTCGCCTCGCCGGCAAGAAGCTCGAGATCGGCGAAGGCGATAAGGCAAAAAAGGTTCGCTTTGAGGACCCCGAGGATGCTGAGGTTTTCCTTCGCCGGAAGGTCCAGAACGGCGACGTAGATGAGGACGAGCTGTTCGATGAGAACGGAAAGGTGAACGCCCGCTTGGTGGAGGAGACGCTGCGGGAAATCCTCACGGAAAAGCCTCGACTAGCCGAGCACGTTGAGCCGACTGGGCCGACCACGCCCGAAGGCGGAGGCGATGGCGGCCGGGGCCGCGAAGCGGCCGCCGAGGGCGACATGAACGCCGCCCTTCGCCGCGGGCGCTCGTAGCCCGCACCGAACTTAGATCCGCGCCGCACGGCGCACACGCTGCATCACTCCGCTGCCGCAGGGCGGCCACACAGAAAACGAATCGCCCCCTGCGGGGCAGGAGGACAACCCATGTCTACGGACGCCTTTCGTCTGCCCTTTGGGCTGGCGGAGCTTAAGTCCGGACTTGAGGCTGAGTGGCCGGCTCAACTGGCCGCTCTGCGCGAGTCTGGAGTACCGCTGAACGCGGTCGACGACCTTACCGACCGGACTGACGCCGATGCGCTGATTCCGGAGAAAGATCGGAAAGAAATCATCACCAATCTGCCAAGTGCGTCGGCTGCGCTGACGCTCATGCGGCAGGTGAGGATGAGCACCAAAAAAGAGCGCCAGCCGGTGCTCTCGGCTCTCCCTAACGCCTACTGGGTCGAAGGGGATACCGGGCTGAAGCAGACCACCAAAGCCGAATGGGACAACCAGTATCTGGAGGCCGAGGAGCTTGCGGTCCTGGTGCCAATTCCCGACGCCGTCCGTGACGACGCCGAGTTCGACATCTGGGGCGAGCTGAAACCGAGCATCGTCGAGGCTCTGGGCGCGAAGATCGATGAAGCGACGTTCTTCTACGTCGACTCGCCGCCTTCGTTCCCGGATGCGGTCATCACGGGCGCTGACAAAGCGGGTAACACCGTAGTCAGCGGCACGAACGGTGACCTTGCCGATGACGTCGGCGGGGAGGAAGGCATCATGGGAGTCGTCGAGGACGACGGCTTTGCCGTGACCGGATTCGCGGCGCGTACGCGGTTCAAATCGCGTCTGCGTGGTCTGCGAGACAACAACGGCGGGCTGCTGTTCCAGCCCTCGCTGCAGGCCGATACCCCGGCGACCCTCTACTCCGAGCCGATCGTCTACCCGGACGGCAATGGTGCTTGGGAGGATCGAGGCGTCGAGCTGATCGCAGGTGACTGGAGCAAAGCGATCATCGGCATCCGTCAGGACATCACCTACCGGGTCTTCGACTCCGGCGTGATCTCCGACACGGACGGCAAAGTCATCCTCAACCTGATGCAGCAGGACTCCTCGGTCCTCCGGGTGGTCATGCGTGTCGGGTTCGTGGTTGCCAACCCGATCAACCGCCGCAAGCCGGACGCCGACGACCGCTACCCGTTCGCGGTCCTCGAGGAATCCGGCTCCTAAGCCGCCGATAGAAGACCCGCCGGGGAAGCGTGGCGCCTCCCCGGCGGGTCTTCGGCGTGTTATGGCCTACGCGACCGCGACCGACATAGAGACGCGGCTAAAGCCGCACCTGGCCCGCAGCTTCACGGCTGATGAGACCGCGGCGGCGACCCTCCTGTGCGAAGGAGCCACGGCGCTGATCGTGGACGCCCATGGTGGTTCGGAGATCTCTCCGGACCCGCCAGTGCTGCTCAGGATGGTGGCGATCGAGGTTGTGCGGCGGGCCGTGTCGAATCCCGGAGCCTTGCAGAGCCAGCAGGAGGAACTCGGCGCCTACAGCTACGCGCAGCGATTCCTTGCTGACGGCAACCTTGAGCTGAAGCCTCTCGAGGAAAGGATGGTCCGAGGGGCGGTCAACGGCAGGGTCAGCGGCACCGCGCAGATGGAGTCCCTCGTCTCCTGGGACTGCGGATCGTGAACCTATGGCGGCGCCGACGCTGGTGTTGGTCATGGGATCGCACTGATGTAAAGAGCGATTCCGAGGGCCGCATTACCTTCAACTACCTTCAGCAGTCTGAGGTCGAGCCGGAGCCGATCGATTGCACACCTGCGGTCAAAACGACCGATCCGTGGGGCATCACTGAGGACCCCGGCTCTTGACGACGGAGGAGCTGGTTGTACTCGTCCCGGTCCTCGGACGACCTCACCGGCTAGCGCCTCTGCTCGACTCAATCGAAGCCGCAACGCCCGGAGCACGGGTGCTGTTCCTCGCGGACCCAGATGACTCCGCCGAGCTCGAGGCTATCGATCGTGAGTCGATCCGCGGCGGCCTTTGCGTCAAGGTCGACACAGGAGGCGGGCGCTACAGCGAGAAGATCAACCGCGGCGTCCGGCTGACCACCGAGCCCTTCGTCTTCACGGGCGCGGACGACCTGGATTTCAAGCCCGGTTGGTTTCAGGCGGCGAATGCACGCCTAAGCGACCGGATTGGCTGCGTGGGGACGCAGGACCGCTGCAACCCCCGCGTCATCCGTGGCGAACATGCCACCCACTTCCTGCTCGCCCGCTGGTATGCGGAGCAGCCTTGCATTGACGGATCACCGGGGCCGCTCTTCGAGGGCTACTCGCACTGGTGTGTCGATGACGAGCTGATCGGCACCGCGCAGATGCGGGGCGCCTACGCCTTCGCGGGCGATGCGGTTGTCGAGCACCTTCACCCCCTCGCCGACAAGGCGCAAGACGACGAGACGTACCGGAAGGGCGAAGCAAACGCCCATAAAGATCTGCGCTTGCGAGACAGCCGGAGGCGACTGTGGAGATAGCAGTTGTGGTCGGGACGTTCGGCGGTTCCCGCTGGAAGCGGCTCGCCAGCAAGCGGGCGATTCCGTCTGCCGAAGGGCAGGGCGCGGAGGTCATTCACCACCACGGCGAGGCCCTCGAGAGCTACGGCGCCTCGCTCGCTGCGTGCCGCAACGAGGGCGCCCGCCAGGCCAGCGCCTCGCACCTGCTCTTCCTCGATGCCGACGATGAGATCCGGCCGGGCTTCATTGACGCGATGAAAGCGCGAAGCGGCGACCTCCGCACCCCAGCAGTCGAATACGTCCGGCCGAACCGCGGTCCGGCCAAGCCGATGTTCTGGCCAGAGAAGGACATCCGCGATTCGAACTACTTGATCGTCTCGACATTGATCCCCGCGGAGCTGTTCTGGCGGGTCGGAGGGTTCGAGCCCTTTGACCTATACGAGGACTGGTGCCTCTTCTCGCGCTGCGTCAAGGCAGGCGCGACAGTAATGCGAGTGCCTGATGCGATCTGCCGGGTCCACATCGATCCCAGGTCGAAGCACCGGCGCGGGTCGACGCGGAGAGAGAAAGCGGAAGCCCACGAAGCGGTCCGCCGCAGCGTATGGCCCGAGCTCTACGAGGAGCTCGCCGCGTGAGTACCTGCCTGCTTGTGATTGACGACGGACGCGCTGACTACCTCGATCGCTGTTTGGAATCGGTGGCGGTGTACCTGCCTCCCATGGACGCCTGCGTGATGGTCGATGACTCCAATCATGAACTCGGATTCGCTGGCGCTATTCAGGCTGGATGGGATGGGGTCCTGGAGACGGGTTGCGAGTGGGTCTTTCACCTGGAGTCCGATTTCGTCTTTACCCATCCTGTCCCGGTTGACGCGATGCGAGGTGTAATCCTGCGATCCGATTACCACGGACCGAATCCCAAAGGTCCAACGATCACGCAGGTCTCCCTACTTCGACAGCCATGGAACGAGCGCGAGAAGGTTGCTGGGGGCCTGATCCTCGCCGACCCCGACGACTTTCGCGAGGTCCGCTGCGGCTGGACCTTTGTGGAGCATCGCCGCTATTTCACTACCAATCCGAGCCTCTATTCGACGGAACTCTGCCGAAGGGGATGGCCGCAGGTGGCGAAGTCTGAGGGAATCTTCACCCACGAATTGCTGACCGAGTGGGATAAGCGGCGATTCGCGATATTCGGCGGTTGGAACGATCCTCCGCGATGCTGGCACATCGGCGAGAGCAGGACCGGTAATGGCTACTAGCGTTTTCGGGATCTGTATGTGCCGCGATGAGCGAGACATCATCGAGGGCACCGTCCGGCACATTCTCGAGCAGGTCGACGAGGTCATCGTGCTCGACAACGGGAGCACGGATGGCACGCGGGAGATCCTTGCGGATCTGCCGATCACCCTCTTCGACGAGCCGGACCCGGCCTACTACCAGTCGGTCAGAATGAGCGCCCTCGCCGAGCGTGCCCGCGAACGCTTTGCCGAGTGGGTGGTTCCTTTTGATGCCGACGAGCGCTGGATCGCCGACGAGGGACGAGTTGCTGATGTCCTTGCCGACTGCGGTACATATATCGCTCCAGCGGCCCTCTTCGACCATGTCGCAACCTCGTCCGACGATCCAAGCGAGCTTGATCCAGTCAAGCGGCTCGGGTGGCGCAGACGCGAGGCACTTGGCTTGCCAAAGGTTGCAGTTCGCGCCATCCCCGGGCTGACTATCCACCAGGGAAACCACGGAGCGGCGCTACCCGGCGTCGCTCGGCCGCGAGTCGCTGAGGGCCTGCTGCGGGTCCACCACTACCCCTACCGCTCCCACGAGCAGTTCATCCAGAAGGTTCGGAACGGGGCCGCTGCCTACGCGGCCACAGATCTACCGGAAGGCGTTGGGGTCCACTGGCGCCAGTACGGCCAGCACCTCGAAGAGAACGGGGAGCAAGGGCTTGTCGACCTCTTCAACGAGCACTTCTTCGCCGAGGACCCACAGTCCGATCCAGACTTGGTCTTCGACCCGCTCCCGTAGATGCATTGCGCGGTGGTTGTCCCTTGGCGGGCCGGATGCCCACATCGCGAGCGCGCGTGGTCGCACGTCCGTCGCCTCTACGCCGAGAAGCATCCGGGGTGGGGGGTCATCGAGGCTCTCGGTCCGAATGGTCCCTGGTCCAAGGGGTCCGCGGTCAACCCCGTTCTGGCCGAGGTCGACGCTGAGGTGGTTGTCGTTGCCGATGCCGACGTGTGGACAGAGGGACTCGAGACAGCGGTCTACGCGATCGTCTGCGGGGCTACCTGGGCCATGCCTCACCAGAAGCTCCATCGGCTTACCGAGGACGGAACCGAGGCGGTCCTCAACGGGGAGCCGTGGGGGGAGCAGCCTCTCGCTCAGCGCGCCTACAACGGCGTCTGGGGCGGGGGCATCGTCGTCGGCCAAAGGGATGTGCTCCTCGATTGCCCACTCGATCCACGGTTCCGCGGGTGGGGTCAGGACGACACAAGCTGGGCGCTCGCGCTGACCAGCTTGCACGGTCCGGGGTGGCGGGGGGGTGCACCGCTCTGGCATTTGTGGCACCCACCGCAGGAGCGGTTGACACGCCAGAAAGGCTCGCGGGAGGGCTGGCAGTTGCACACCCGCTACCACCGAGCCCGCCGCAATCCAGTTGCGATGCGAGAGCTGATCGAGGAGGGCAAGGAGGCAACGTGGGCATCTCATCGCTGATCAATCGCCCGGCGAAACTCATCCGGCGCACCGTCTCCGAAGACGAATTCGATCCTGCGGTCACGACCACTGAAACCGATGTGGACTGCGAGCTCCAGCAGCGCAAGCGCAAGGAGCAGGACGAGGCCGGGGAAGTATCCGACACGGAGTGGCTCCTCCTACTGCCGACAGGCACGGCGGTCGACACTGGGGACGCCATCGTGGTCGAGGGCCAGAAGTTCGAGGTAGTCGGTGACCCCTGGGAGGCCCGCAACCCGCGGACCAAACGTGCCTCCCACATCGAGGCGACTGTTCGCCGAACCGAAGGGACGGCCGGCTCGTGATCCTCGATGCCGAAAAGATCATCGGCGACTACCTGCGCGCCATCTCGGCCGTGTCGACCCTGGGGGCCAGGGTGGTGCCGAAGACTCCTTCTGACATCTCCAAACCCTGGATTCGGGTAACGCTCCTCGACCCAGCGAACGCGACCGGGACCACGCAGACCGAGTGGCTGGTCGGTTACTACCTGCAGCTTGACTGCTATGCGGGGGCCGGAGGTCGACCCGAGGCATTCAAACTCGCTCAGGCTGCACGCAACGCGTTGGTAGGGCTTCCGGGGACTGCCTTGGAGGAAGCGGTCGCAACGGACGTTGAATTCCTCTCGATGCCCCGCATTCCCGATGTCGCTTTCGACGACGACCGCGAGCGCTACATCATCGACACCATCGTCCACCTCCACCCGAAGCCATGATCGTTCGCTACCAACCAAACCCCATGGCCGAGGG